TAAATAGACCTATCTTTACAAAAGTAAAGAATAATTCCATCAAAATACTCATTCCTACTTTCTCACCTCATCTGTATTCTCAATATACAACTCTGCGTAAACTTCAGATTTTCACGTTCCTTTTCCAAGTCCGTTTCTGGTACATTATTATACCAAAAACGGACCGAAATCTCAATCAGAACCTATCAAAATCTTCCTGTGTTGCCACCTGTGCGTAATTGCACTCATCATTTCTGCTCTCCGCATACATATCGTTAATCAGACCTATCGACAGCAGCTCCAAGTCTGCCATCGACAAGCCTAACTGCACACACCGAAGCAGAAACAACGGTGTTGTCATCTCACGGTCTGTTGGGCGAAGTTTTTTTTAGCCTCAATGTCCGTTTTCACATTCAGTCCCCACAGTTCAATCAACTGAGGAAGCACCTGATAAATCGAAAAGGTATTAAACCCATCCAGCCACTCTTCCGGTGTATTCGGAATGGATGCATCCGCATGTTTTGCCATAATAAAGGCAATGTTCTCAAACATCTCCAAGGAGAACAAATCCAGATTGGAGTTTTCCTCATCGTTATCTCCCATAGACTTCTCCAAAGACCTCAAATCCTTGTAAATGTCTCTCTGGAACTTCATTCTGTAAATTCTCGGGATAGCTGCAGATGCCTTAAACGCCACCTGCTTGCCATCAATTTCAATATTCCGAATCATGCTCATTACGCAACACCGTCCCCTTCCTCAGTCTCATCTTCCGTTACCGACGGCATATAAACTTCCTTATACCACTCGTTGTAAACAGTAGTATCCGTTGTGTTACCGGTCTTTGCCTTAACAAGACCACTGGAAAGCGGAGTCGCCTTAATCGTAAGCGTCTCTGTCTGTACTTCCCTGCTGTCTTCGTTGGTCTTACCCTCGATACCCGGTCTGGATGCAGCACAATTGTAAAGCACGTGACGGATATGCTTCTGATCGCCGTCAAACTCAAACAGCAACGCAAAAGAAGCCAGCTCCACCTGTGCATTCTCAATCAGAACTCCGTTATCATCCAACTGCTCCATCAGCACATCGGTACGGAAACTCTCCGGAATCAACGCAAGCTCCAAATCACCTTCATAGCCCATGTTGTTATTGATAACATAATAGGCAATACCGTCCGCATAAAAGTTTTCCGGCTCACCGTTGGCATCCAAAGAAAGAGACACGGCACCCGGAATTGCAACCGGCGGTGCATAAGACACGGTTCCATCCTCTGCCATCGTAACGACAGCATAATGTGCATTCTTAAGATTATACTTTACCTTATTATTCTTCTCAGACATAATCTAACCCTCCATTTCAAAAGTGTATAGGACTTCAAAAAGCTGTTCGCTTTCAATCCAAGTTTCAGATTTGTTGTAAAAAATGTCGTGCTCATACAGCACCGCCTCTATCTTCTGTTCCACCGCCAAATCCTTAAAATCAGTGTACAGTTCCAAATGAACCTCATTTATCTTGTAATAAACTTTGCCATCTGCCGAAAAGTTATTGCTTCCCGGCAACAGATAACAGATAAACGGGGGCTCCGGCGATTCTCCCTCTGCAAAATGATGATAAGCAAAGGGAAGATTCATTTCTCTTAAAAGCTGTAACAAAACTTCCATCTCATCATCCTTTCAATGCACGTTCAATGTCTTCCTGCAGCTTCTCAATGCCGTCCTTTTCGGCTGGAGCGATGTGGGCTTTTCCTTCCACTCTTCCGCCGTTTCGTTTCGCATGCCCGTACTCCAACAGATGTGCCAGCTGATAGCGATTTTTCGAATACACTACCATCTGCAATGTATTGGAAGACTCCCTGACCTTCTTAGTAGCCCAGCTCTTTGCATATGCACCGGTATTCACCGGAGCATTCTTCTTAATTGATTTCTGTACCGTCTTCCCGGCATTCTTTACGGCAACCTTCATTTCATCCGACGCAAGTTCGGCATATTCCATAAGACCCTGCATGATTGCATCTGCCATCTTATCAACTACAATTCCCGAACCCATGCCTACCGCCTCACTTTCTCACACCGGAACTTCAAGGATTTCTTTCTGAAATTCATATGATCCACAGAAATAATGTTATAAAGTTCCTCCCGGAACAAAATCCGATATTGCCCGGAACATACAGCCGCCGCCTTTTTACAAAATCGGACAGTGAACGCAATCCCTGTATGGTCTGTCACCTGCCCTGCCTCACTCTTTTCGGAACCGTTTTCGCTACCGATGGTGGCAAAACAGGAAAAATAATCTTGCCATCCGTTCTTCCGGTTCCCGATTTCATCCACCTGCACAGCAGATTTCTGAAATAAGATTTTCTCGTTCATAAGTGACACCTTCATCAAAATCCCTCCTGTCTGATTCCAAACAGAATGTTCCTCAAATCCAGCATCAGCTCATGATGGTTTGCATCTTCCCGATGCTCGTAAAAATATGCTACCGTATAAAACACGGCAATCTTTGCAATTGGTTCCTTCTCGAACGCTTCCCGTTCAAGCCTTGCCACATCCATGCAAATGCTCTCTGCCTGAGTGATAAGCTGTAACAGCAGCTCATCATCCTCATCGAAATCAATCCTCAAATAATTCTTCATTTCCTCTACTGTTACCACGCTCTCACCTCATTTCTACATTGCGAAATACATTGCGAAACATTACGAACTCACCGAAAAGTGGTGCCAGCCTCATCAGCCAGCACCACGCTCTTTCATTCTTACTCAGCCATCTTAAGAATCTGCACTGCTTCCGGAAGCACCAGCTTACCATCCACACGCTCCTTTGCCACAAAGCCAACCATACCGTTACCGGCAAACAGTTCCTTAAGCTCAGCAAAAGAACGAACGCCACGGTCACCGATGTTGTAGTAGCTGAAATCGCCGAATGCAATGACCGGCTTACCAGCTGCCACAGTCGGAACGTAAGCAGAAGTCATAACCTCATAGCCAAAGAGTCTGTCCGGCTCTCCTGCCTGTAAGGACGGCTGCCACAAATACTGACCGTTTTCATCCTTAAGCTTACGAAGCATCGCAATCGTTGCATCGTTCATGATGAACTTTGCTTTCTTACGGTACGGACGCTTAAGCGCATACACAAGATTGATGATTTCATCTGCAGTGATTTCCGTTGCACTTGCAGCGGTAACACCGATTTCACCACCACCGTTCTCTGCAAAGATACCAAGCGGCTTACCGGTGCCGTCACCGTTAAGGAATGCATCCTCTTCCGCATTCGCCAATGCTCTGGAGAACTGACGAATCAGATAATTCTCAAGACCGAACGCATTATCATACAAAAGCTCTTCGGTAACCTTAACTGCCACATGGAGCTTGTGTGCATCCAGATTGATCTGGTCAAACTTTGCATCGCCAAAAGTCAATGCCTCACCCTCATCAATCCAAGCAGCCGCCGGTTTAGAGCCTGCAATGTTAATCTTACGTTCACCGCTGGTCACAATCGTAGTACCAAGTCTACGGAAGATATTCTCTTCCTCCAGACCCTCAATCAATCTGGAATCGTACTCTTCCGGTACAAGATAACCACCATCGGCATCAATACCTTCGGAAAGTACGTTTCTGATGTTACGGAAGTTGTTTCTGATAGCATGCAGCATCGCATCACGGTACTCATCGGATGCACGACCGGTCTTCTGCTCCGGAGCCTTGCCACCATTCATCGGCTTTGCAGTAATCGGAGTGTTTACCGGCTTGCTAAGCTCAGCCTCCATTGCCTCCATCTCTTCCATACGGGCAATCTCAGCAGAATAATTCTGCACCTTCTGTTCCATCTCAGCGTAAGTGGCTGCATCTTCTGCAGATAACAGACCGTCCTTATCACGCTTTGTCTCCACGAAAGCCTTTGCAGCTTCCCATGCCTTGTTTCTCTTCTCTCTCAATTCCTGAATACTCATCATCTCTTACCTCCAATTTTTCAATAAATTAAGCCGACTCATCAGCGAATCGGCTTCCACTGCACCTTTCCCAGTGCCGGTTTCTGTAGTTACATTTTTCTGCTGAATCTTACACTTAGCTGCAATCTTATCCATCAGCGAATTGGTTACAGCCGTCTTGGAATACAGCATAGATACCTGTGGAATCTCGATGTTTTCCACATCCACATTCCTCATAATGAGCTCATCCGCAAATCCAAGCTCAATCGCCTTTCCGGCATCCATCCAAGTTTCTGCATCCATCAGATGCGCCAACTTCGTTCTGGACAATCCGGTTTTCAGCTCATATGCATTGATGATGGAATCCTTCACACTGGACAGCATATCAATGGCTTTCTGCATCTCCCCCGAATCGCCAAAAGCAATGGTCATCGGATTATGAATCATCAGCATGGATACCGGTGACATCTGCACCCTATCCCCTGCCATTGCAATCACCGATGCAGCCGAAGCCGCAATGCCGTCAATCTTTACGGTCACCTTTCCCTTATACTCACGGAGCATGTTGTAAATCTGCGCCGCTGCCACACAGTCACCGCCCGGCGAGTTAATCCAGACTGTAATATCACCGCTGCCACTGATAAGCTCTTCCTTAAACATCTGCGGAGTCACATCGTCATCGAACCAGCTATCTTCTGCGATGGTGCCGTTTAGGAACAAGGTTCTCTCCACCGTCTCCACCTGTGTCTCCTGATTCAGAACCGTCCGGTTCTTCCACCTCCAAAACTTCCTCATCGGTTTCCTCCTTTCCGTTGCCTGCCTCTGCAAAAAGACCGGCATCCTTAAGTTTGGTCATATTGCCATTGATGAGATAAAGGTCTCCCCCATCCTCCTCCGGAATACGATCCAGATTTTCCAGTTCCCTGATGTCGTTTGCACTCATCCATCCGTTCTGTCTGCCAATGGCATAACCGTTCATACGGCTCTGATAATCGCCACGAAGAAGCCCATCCACATTGAACTTGACAAAGAACTTCGCCTTTTCCTCCGCATTCAGTAAAGAGCGTACAATCGCCTGCTCCCACCTTGTTACCCATGGGTCTAAGGTGTACTTCACAAACTCCAAGGACTGCTGCTCAATATTAGAAAAGCTCGACTTTTCGAGGTCACCCACCATATGCGGCGGCACCCTGAAAATTCGAGCAATCTCATTGATTTGAAACTTTCTTGTTTCCAAAAACTGTGCCTGATCCGGACTAATGGAAATCGGTGTGTACTTCATTCCTTCCTCCAAAACAGCCACCTTATTTGAATTGGAGCTGCCACCAAAAGCAGAAGTCCAACTCTCCCTCACTCTCTGAGGATCTTTCACGGTACCCGGATGCTCCAAAATACCGCCCGGTGTCGCACCATTTGCAAAAAACTTCGCACCGTACTCTTCACAGGCAATCGCCATGCCAATCGCATTCTTTGCCATCGCAATCGGCGAATACCCAACCAAGCCATCAAACCCAAGTCCCGGGATATGCAACACATCCGACGGCTTCAAGTCCACCATACTTCCCTTCATGGTTGGTGCGTCATCCTTGCTGGTGTTATAACGATAATAAAGCTGTCCCTTATCGTCCCTGTCCACCGTCATTCGGTTCGGCATCAGCGGATACAACGCCACAATCTCTCCCTTACCATTTCTGATAATCTGAGCATACGCGTTCCCCCACAAAAGCAGGTGCGTCATCAAAGTCTCCCTAAACACAAAGGAAGTCATCTCCGGATTCGGCTCATCGTGGAGCAAAAAATAAAGCGGATGTTTCACCGCCTTTTCCTTACCACCCTCTGCATTGTACTGATACACATGTAGCGGCAAACTCGCCACCGCTTCTGACAAAATCCTCACACACGAATACACCGCCGTCATCTGCATCGCCGACCGCTCATTGACATTCTTTCCACTGGAACTTCCCCCGATAAAGAACCGGTACGAACTTCCTGCAGTCGCATTTTGGGGCTTATCTCTTGACTTAAAAATCCCTTGTAATAATCCCATCGTAATCACTCTCCTTCTAATTTAGGGCAAAAGAAAAGCACCTATCCAATGATAAGTGCCCCTCTCATCATCATATTTTACTTAAGCTTCTCGTCTATTTCAGCAAAAAGGTCAGAATATGGATTTATTATATAAAAAGCAAAACTATCCACTTCCTCAAATTTTGCGTTAATGTAGGAACCAACCCAAGAAATAGCTAAATTGGCACCAACTAAAATAGCAAAGGTGAATATACCTTGCTCCACTTGATCAAAACCCGGTAAATATTGTACTGCCAGTCCAGTAAAAATTACGGAAATAAATACACGAATCCATTTGATCCATTTAGGTAGCGTATAATTGCAACGCAAATATAACGCAAGTTCTTCAGGCTTTATACCATACTTATCCGCTTCGTCTTTTATACACATCTTGCATACTTCTTTAATTTGTTCTGCTTTTTCTTCAAGGAAGTTTTTCATTTGCTTTTCCATCTTGCGATTGCGAAGTGCAAGAATAATAAAAACAACGAAAACTACTAAAAGAAAAACCATTGTAACAATGTTCTGAATAAATATACTCAGAACAGATGAAACCAGCAACAAAATTGCACACACGAGTATTACATTATGCAACTTGTCCATATTTTCTGGGTTCTTCTTTAACAATTCTTTTCCTGTTTCTTGGTACAAAGTGCGAATGTTATCGTAGATTATTCGTCTATTTCTCTTCATTTGTTTTTTCATAGATTCCCTCCAATAATTTACTATAAACTATTATCGACATTTTATCCCAATACTTAATATTCAAACAAATAATATTCCTCTTTCATCATACACACTTCCCTGCTGCCCCTGATTTCTGATACATCTATCCAGTGCCATAATGGCAGCCACGATACCGTCAATCTTCTCCTTTGATTTCGCCTTGGTCACCTTAATGTTTCCCGCCGGGTCTGTATCAACCACCACATTCCCTGCCATCCACCGAAGCACCGGATGTCCACCATGCACGACGTTCCCTTCCATCAACAATTTATAGAACTCCTTGGTCGGAGCACTCATTGAAGAAAATCCCTGTCCAAAAGGAACTACCGTAAATCCCATTCCTTCCAAATCCTGCACCATTTGAGTTGCACCCCATCGGTCAAAAGCAATTTCCTTAATGTTGTACTTTTCCCCAAGCTCTTCGATAAACTTTTCAATGAAATCATAGTGAATCACATTTCCTTCTGTAGCCAGCACATGTCCTTGCTTCTCCCACACATCATACGGAACCGAAGCCTGCTTCACTCTTTGCGGTATCGTTTCCTCCGGCACCCAAAAGAACGGAAGCAGCACATACTTCTCTGTCTCATCCCTCGGTGGAAACATCAGAACAAATGCCGTGATATCTCCGGTACTGGATAAATCCAAACCACCGTAACATTCCCTTCCTACCAAGGCGGCAAGGTCAATTTCCTCATTACCTTTCATAAACACCGCGTCTGGAATCCATGCAACCGTACTGGACACCCACATGTTCAAACGAAGCCACTTGAAAGTCACTTCATCTGCCGGATTCTGCTTTGCCTCCCGGTAAGCATCCCGAAGTCGCTCAATGTCCACCGTATATCCAAGAGACGGATTCACTTTGTACCAGTTTGCTTCATCCTCCCAGTCTTCATCATCCTTAAGCCCATACACCACCGGATAGAAGGTCGGGTCAACTCTCCGTCCTTCCAGAATATCCACCGCTTTCGTATGCAGCTCATACGCAATGGAATGTCGGTCGGTTCCTGCCGTCGTAATAATGAAATGCAACGGATTTGCTCTGGCATCCGAAGAACCCTTTGTCAGAACATCATATAACTGTCGGTTCGGCTGTGTATGAATTTCATCAAATACAAGCCCGGACACTGAGAACCCATGTTTACCACCCACTTCTGCAGAAAGCACCTGATAATATCCGGCATTACTGTAATTCACAATTCTCTTTGTTGCAGCCATCAGCTTACTCCGTTTCAGCAACGCCGGTGACATTTCCACCATCTGCTTTGCAACATCGAATACGATGGATGCCTGCTGACGATCAGCCGCCGCACCATACACTTCCGCCGACGGTTCATTGTCCGCATATAACAAATAAAGCGCAATGGCCGCTGCCAGTTCCGACTTACCTACCTTCTTGCAAATCTCAACAAAGGCAGTGCGAAACTGACGGTTCCCATCCGCTTTCACAATCCCAAATATATCTCTGATAAGCTGTTCCTGCCACGGGAGCAGCCAGAACGGTTTTCCCGCCCATTGCCCCTTCGTGTGACACAGGTTCTCAACAAAAGTCACAGCTCTGTCTGCTTTTCCTTTATCATAGTGTGATGTCGGAAGCATAAACCTCGATGGCTTATAATCCGTGAGCTTCGGATAGTCCTTCGGACGCGGTTCCTTTGCCATTACGAATCACCCCCAAGTAATGCCTCCATCTCATCCTCATTGTCTGCTCCCTTTCCAGTTGCAGCAACAATTCTGCTTCTGGAAGACGGTGTAAGTCCAAATTCTGCCGCTGCCTGCATCATCAACTTCTGATTCGTATTTGCGATGCCGACCCATGGTGTCTGCTGCTGATATCCTTTCTCCGTTTCGAAAGTAGAACCCTCTGTATCAATATGCTCCTGCGCTTCCTTCCATCGGGCATATGCCTGACAGTATGCGGCAAAAGCAGCTCTGTCCACTTCTGTCAAAACTCCCATCTGTTTCATAATCTTCGCCAGACGCTTCCACTCCTGCTTTGCCGCAGGCATCAACCAGCTCGGACAAGTCGGAAGCCCCTTGTCAGGCATCGGCTCATTCTGATTCAATTTTCTTTTTCCCGGATTACCTTCCAGCACTTTCTGCGCTGTCGGTTTTGGCTTTCTTCCTGCCATAGAACTTCCCCCTTTCCATTTTTCGTACTATCATTACCCCCCTCTTCCATTTCGCGATTTTGCGCAGAAAAGGGAGCGCCGGTCTTCGTCCTTAAGGGTTCCAGAGTTTTAACTACCCCCTGCCCCTTAGAATTTGTAATCGTATACCGGGCGATTATCTTTACTCCAAGTCTTCCTGTCATGGCACTCTTTGCAAAGAGCTTGCCAGTTATCTTTATTCCACATTAGCTCCGGGTTCCCCCGGTGTGGAATGATATGGTCAACAACAGTTGCCGCCACATATCTGTGTTCTTTCAAATGTTCACAGCAAAATGGATGAGCCACCAAAAATAACTTTCTCTCCCTGTTCCATCGCTTACCATAACCACGTTCTGCAGCTGTCTTCCTGTCCCCGTTCGGATGCAATGCCTTATGCTCTTCGCAATACATAGCACCTGCAGGTACAAGCCTTGCACAGTTCCCATGTCTGCAAGGTACCATAGGTTTCGTTGGCATACTATCAACTCCCTCCAAAGAAAAAGACGCTGCAACCAAAGTAGTCACAACGTCTTATCTATTATCTTCATTCTAATCATATCATACCTAAGCATTCACTTTCACTGTCTTTTACTGCCCTGTTTCTGACTTTTGAGCCCATTCCGGAAGTACCAATGCTTCCAACGCTTTTCCATGGAGTTTGTAGATATACCGCTCATTGTATCTCATATACTTTGCGATATCCTTCCAGTCTCTTCCGCAAAGGTATCTCTGCTCCAGTAAGGTCTTATATTCCTCATTTTCAAGAGCATTGATAATACCGTAAACCTCTGCCTTAAAATCAACCAACTTATCAATATCATCATTGATTTCCCTCTCCAGTTCGATTATCTTCACGATGGTATTTTCCATCCGATGAATGTTCCGGTTCGGGCTTCCCGGCATATCGGTCATCAGCTTGCTTCCCATGGCTGCCATGTTACGCAACGTCTCTATCTGCTCCAGTTTGCTGTTGATTCTCTGGTCAGCACTTATAACAAGTGTCATATACTGTTTTGCTGTCATACGCCAATCTCCTTCCTTAATTTACGAATCAATACCTCCCCGGGCAATTCTGTAAGCTTCCCGTAAAATGTTCCCCGAAAGAACAATTCCAGTTCTCTTACATCAGCCTGTGCTTCAAAATTGCCCGGACTCCTCTTTAATATCTTCAATGCCGTTCTGTAATCCTCCGCTGCCAAAACGATAATCTTCTGAGCAAGATTCTCGAAATTCTCTTTCAACACTTCCACTGAAATGTGTTCCATTCATCATCCCTCCTCAAACGGTACACTTTCGCCATCCCGAACCGGGACGAACTCTAATTGCTCATATTGCTCTTCCCAGCCAAGCCTCCAATCAAAGCTATAACTGCTTTCAGAAATACGCTTCGTTTCCGGCTGAAAAAACAGCTTAACGCCAACCCGATTTGTCTGTCCGGTAAGACGATTCTTATAGACCTTCAATTCCCGCTCCGGAGTATCCGCAGGAATATCCTTTCCCTTCGGTCTGGAATACCGAATAACCACATCAACAAGGTTCGTGATATTGGAGCTTCCTGCGATATCGTCATTGTCGAACTCCATACCGGTCTTTTTTCTCGGATGTGCCACCAAGAAAATAATCACGTTATAAATCTTCGCCAGTCGTGCAAGAGCATTTACAAAAATCGTCTGTTGTCGGTACTGGTCAACACTTGTATCATCCACCATCGCCGTCATCAGGTTGTCCACCACCAACACCCTGCAGCCATACTGTTTTATAGCCATCTCCAGTGTAGTCAGCAGCGTTTCCTCTTCGGACTTATCTGCCAGAATATTGTTATCGTAGATGTACACTCTATCCCGGTACCACTTTTCGATAATCGGTAAAGCACAATTATCTACGGAATAACTTGTAAACCCAGATGCTGTCACAAAGCGATTCACAAAATCGTTACCTGCCACCTGTCCGTCAAACCATGCCTTAAAATACCAGTTCATGAGTTCTCCGGAATAAAAGAAAACATTGTGCCCTGCTGCCACTGCAAAGGAACCGAACTGAGATGCCAGCGTTGACTTTCCTTCCCCTCGTTCTCCTGTCAGAAGAATCAGCTGTCCGAAATAAAATCCACCAAGGATTCTGTCCAATGCCTGAATACCGGAAGAAAAACATTCCAACTTCCCAAGTTCCACCTGTTCCACATCCGCCAAAGACATAATCTTCGGATGTTTCACCGGGATAGCCTGTGTTATCGCCGTAACCAGTGCCTCTTTTCCGTGTTTCTTCAAAATCTCGTTGGCATCCTTACAGCCTAAATAATCCTCTGGTCGCACATGCTTTACCGTTCCATTGAACCGACTGTACATCTCATCCAGCAAAGTGATTTTTTCCTTCTCGTAATCTCCAAACACAATCAGCGTTTTGAACTTACAGAGAAAATCCCAACAATGGGGAAGCCATGTAAAACCATTTGCTCCGGTCGGTACCGACACCGCATTCTCAATACCGGCTTCCGCCAAAGAAAGCGAATCAATCTGCCCTTCCGTTAAAACCAGAGTGTCATTTTCCATATTGCACTGATCCATTCCGAACAGAATCGTCTTACAGTCAGCCTCACACCACTCTTTATTCTTATCCTTTGCCTTATCAAAATCCGTCTTACGATACTTGATAAACTGCAAAATGCCCTTATCGTCATAGAACGGAAACACCAAAATGTTTTCCTTATCCTTTTGAACCGTAATGTGATATTTCGTTGTCACCGCTTCGGAAATCCCCCGGGATTCCATATATGCAACCGCTGCAGGCTTCGGTACCGGCTTTTCCGCAACTCTGAATTTCTTATACTGCTTTACGCTCCGGTAATACTCATCCACTGCACTGCTCAGGCTGAAATTGAACTGCCGTGACAGGCTAATCATATTCCCCTTAGCACCACAGCTGGCTCGGAAGCAATGGTACTGCCCATTGGTAAGGTTAATGGAGAACTTCTCTTTCTCCGAAGATGTCATTCCACAGAACGGACACTTTTTGAAGATTAACTCATTCCCTTTTCTCCTTACCGGAATATGCATAAATCTCGCAAACTCTTCCGCATCCTCGCTCTTAAATTCATACAATGCCATCTTCCGTCACCTCACTCTTCTAAACTTTCGAACCATGCCTCCGCTGCCGCCAGCTCCTGTTCCGACTGACCATTACCGAAGCCATTATTCTCCTTGTTCCCATTGTTCTCCTTATTCTCCTTATTGTATGTGCCGACTGGTTGCCGACTTACTGCCGACTGGTTGCCGACCTGTTGCCGATTGGTTGCCGACACACTACCCGAAAAATCCTGATAAAGCCCGTAATTTACAATAGTTACGGTTGTCTGATGTGTTGTCGAATGGACACGCACCATACCGTCACCTTCCAACTGACGCAAAAAACGACTGGTTTTATCCCTGCCCCATCCCCAACGCTCCGCAAGATAGGTAATACTACGGTAGACAGTCCCTCGCCTACCGTGTATCACCTCATCCTTGAATGAAAATTTCTCATCCTTGTAGTTGGCAAGCATAATCAAATCAATCCATGCCTGCCCTTTAGAAAACGGCTTATCATCCCACAGCCAATGCTCTTGAAGTGAGCGATGAATGCCCACAAAACCCTTCGCGTTGCTCACCCAAACTCACCTCTCTCTAATCGTTCCTTCAAATCACGATATAAAATTTCCTTTATCAGTTCGCCACTGGATTCTTCCTTGCAAAACACAAGATTTACATTGTACCGCACCATAAATGCCACGACAGATGCCTTAAATGCCACCGGGTTCATGTTGGTACGATATTTCCCATTCAACAGATTTTCCCATGTGGCATTTTCGGCGATCAAATAAATGCGTGCTCCGGCAGCGGCAGCCCGCTCAAACTCATTGGTAAAACGCTGGCGACCCTTACAAAAACATGCCGCCAGTTCATCCAAACTCATTTTTCGTTCCACCACACAAAGCGGCTCTACCGTTTTCTTCGGATCATAAATTGCTTCTCCTCCGGGAAGTACTGCATTACACGCATAATCCCCATAACTCAACGTTGCCCGACGATACGGGCACCCGAAACGCTCATAACGCTTCCGTGCCCGTTCTGTCGGTTGTTCCCTTGTATCAATCAGGATTTCCATGCTTTTCAGTACTTTCTCCTGCTCTAACACAGTCATGACTTACGCGAACGGAAGCTCTGCATCCAGACCATCCGGCACATTCATAAAACCGTCTGCGTCTGTCGGCAAGGATGCTCCACTTCTGCTCTGACCACCGGACAAAAGCTTATCCTTCGGCAGCGTATACTTGCCGCTACGAATATTTTCAACCTTACACACTGCTGCCAGATTGATGCTCGTACCGATAGAACCGTCATTCTTCTCGTACTGACGCTCGTTGAACAGACCGCCAATCAACAGCCCCTTAAACTTCGCCTCATCCCAGTCAAAATGGTATCCCGGATTGCTTTCTTCCAAAGACTCCGTGAACGTCTTAAACTTACGCTTTGTCCAACCGTCCTGCTCCGTGCCATCGTCCTTCGGGACATTAAGAAGATAATTGCAGTGCCACTTCTTGTCTTCGGTCTGCTGGTTTTCGTAGTCACGATGGAAGAAATCACGGTATTCGCCTTCTGCTATATCCATCTGGATTTTCACGTATTGTCCGATAGAGTTTTCCTCCACAGTTGCACCAAGGATACGCATTACATATCCACCCTTCGGGAGAGCCTGAATCTCCCCGTAGCTCTTTGTCTGAGCAAAATCCTTAAAACTCTTAATTGCCATAATTCAAATCCTCCTTAATCAATAATCCTTCATGACTTCCAATACAGCCATGATGTCTGCATCTATAAAATCTTCCGCAAATGCATCCAGCGGCGAACGGCTGGAAGAATTGTGAGAAGTTGTTTCAAAAACGTAACGGTCACCCTGCTTTACAGTCCTAAGCAGCCAGTTAAACTTGGAATCGATGTCGTTCTTCTCGACCTTTCGACCGTTCGTTTTAATTCTGATACGCTCGTATCCATCCTCGGTACGTTCCGTATGGGTATGAAACACCAAAATTACGGTTAAATCTTCCCTGAGTGTCGCAGGAAGCTCCACCAAAGCCCATACGCTCTGGGCAAGGTCAGTCCACTTATCGTATCCTTTCTCCTTGCAGCGACGCATTTCCTCAGAAACCATCAGATTGTTTACGGTATCTACGACTAAATACTGAAAATGCTTGTACTTCTCGTTGGTGCCAATGGCCCTCATACACTGCAGCGCAACCTCTGGTTCCGAAGTCTTCGTATAATTCCCCTTCTCCTGACTGTACTGGTCACGCCACCCTTTCCAGTTCAAACCCTTACCGTCACAATCCACCAAAAACGTTTTCTCCGGGGGAAGCATTTTAAGGGATGTTGTCTTCCCGCTTCCCGGCTCCCCCATAATTCCAATTAAATTTGCCATAGCAGCCTCCTATCTGATACGCAGGCTCTCCGTCTGGGTCAGCTCTGCAAAATCCGTGTTACCGTGTTCCTTCACAAATGCGATAATCGCCTTTTTATCCACCTTCGGCTCCTGCGGAATCAGGAACTCTTCCGGCACTTCACCAACAATATTCACCGATGCCGGATTCTTCTGGATATTGAAGCTGAACAAATCCGTCTTAAATTTCTTCTTATCCAACAACACCATGGACTGCTCCAAGTTGCGTTTCATACGCTCCACATTGTTCTCCAAGGTCTTCTTTCTGCCGGTCAGTCTGGCAATCTCTGACTCCAGAATCGCAATCTGACCATCCAACATACGCATAATCTTTGCATAGGCATCCGCCTTTTCCTCAATTTCAAAGTCCAGTGTTTCCAAGGTGTCTGCAAATACCTGTGGATCCATCTCACTGTCTTCTGCCATCTGCTTCACCATCAATGCCTGTCCGGTCAGCTCATACAAAGAATTTCCCATGCTAAACCTCCAATCCCAGCGAAAAACGAATCGCTGCATCTACTCTTGCCATATCTTCCGGCTTCAACTGTTCCACAACATCCAGCACATCCGACTTATCAATGGTTGCCATCTGCTCCGCCTGCACTACGGAAAGCTTCAAGTTGTCGTAGTGCTGCAGTAATACGTGGGTTTTCATTTCCAAACGCTTAAGCTGGGAAGTAAGATAACAGACAATCAATGTTGGACTGTACTGATTTCCCTTCTCGTTCTGCACTACCACTGCTGGATGCTTTCCTTTCATCACATGACCCGTGGTTGCCTTGTTCAAATCACCAACAAAAACCACGGTACCTCTTTTAATCTCCAAGTTACTCTTCATTTCATTAGGCTCCCTTCACTTCAACAATTTTTACCGCTTCTACGGTTTCTCCCGGCTGTAACACCAAAATCTGCCTTGCTTCTCCGAACAGCTTTCTTAAAAAGAACTCTCGAATATTAACTCTTCTGGTCGTAAGAAGCTGTTTTTTTCTTTTATCCATCTGGGTAAGAATGACTTTTACCTCATGTCTCGTTCCGTCCATGGCCGTTTCTCCTTTCTAACTTACGGGTTCATCCCGGAGGTTGATTTCTCTTCCTCTACTACTAAGGAATTTGGTCAACCCCCTTTCCGAAACCCGCTTAAAATCAGATAGTCATGTACTTTTTGATTTTCGTGTGAATCTTAGCCAACCGATTGGCAATCGCCTGTTTCGTTACCGGTTTGTCCTGCTCTGCAGCAATCTGTTCAAGTGTTTTTCCGGCACCATAGTAGTCATAAATAAGATTGATCTGGTCTTCCGATAAGTACGGAAAAACCTTTTCCTTCAGAACTCTCACCAGCGGACTATCTTCCTTATTAGCCGCAAACAATACAGCTTCCGGCCCAATAAGTTCCGGGCTCATGATGACTGCACCGGAAATGTTAATTTCATTCGCTCCATCCACTCTTGACGTACCGATACGTGCCATACCGGTTTCATTAAAGTCATCTTCTGCAGAACCGGTTCCATAAAGGCTCAGGTCAGCATTTGCATACAGATCTTCCGTGTCTTGCACCTCTGCATTATCAGCTTCAAGCATCATGTCCAAAATTTCATAGGACAGAACATTACCGGCAGCATCTATTTCGCCCACTCGATGCTCACGTTCCACATACCTGCACTCACCGTCTTCGCATTCAACAAACTCCAACTCCACATAGGTCTCCTTGTCCTTTCTGTAGCAATGACGGTTCTGGTCGTAGCGAGATCTGTAGTTCTTCTTACTGGTTACATTGGTTGGATTTTTTCTTTTCATTTTTTGTACCTCCAAAGATTTTTGCTAATCTCTGCGAGGCACAAAAAAGGAGCCGGTGACCAATATCGACATCACCGACTCCGAAAAAAATGGCATCACGAATAACGGTGATGTGCTACAAGGTTCTGAAACGCCAGTCTTTATCACTAACGCTTTGTCCTTATTGCACCTCGCCGTACTCTATGGCCATCTCGAATACGAATTGAGATTCTGTTTTTATGTGGTAAAATGGAATACCGCTTAACCGGAATTCCACATTACAACCCAAATATTTTTTCACACTACCGTTAAGGAAACTAGAATAATGCTCCAAACAATTTGTGCAAAAAAAATTTTCATTTTTATTATGTCAATCGATTTTTCATCCAGCGTGTCATTAAAATCCGTCTCTGAAAACAAAAATAGCCGGAGTCTTTACCCCACATGTGCTGTGGAAATAAAAACTCCGGCAATTTGGTATCTCGACTAACGGATCACTGGCTCGGTAGTTCTATTATTCATTTTGTGCTCTTCTAATCTGTTCCAACATATCTCGTACAGAAACAACTTTTCTTCCTTTTCCATCCTTAACTTCTATTACCTGTACTCCATCACTATCAATTAGCAAGTCAAAAATTCTTATAATCTCACCAGTATTGCTCATCTTTCCCCGAATATTTACTCTTCGCATTCATCATCAGCCCCTTTCTCCAAAACAATGCCTTTTCTTTTTAGTGGAACTTCTTTTAGAATTTCGTGCCTTCCAAGGTCGTATAACATAACCGACATAAGCCCATTGAATTCCATATCACCAACCCACTTAATAAACTCACTAAAAACATACTCATTACATATCACAATAGTAAACTTATCCCACTGATAACATTCCGAATCCATATAATCTGTAAGAAAAGCTCCCGCTGCATCTTCCTTCAAAGTATCAAAAACCATTGCATATTCACCCATACCATCACGAGGCGTTAATTCGTTCTCATCAACCAAAAAACTCCATCTCCGTATATTATTATCACCCCGCAAATTCAGAGAAAAGGTTGCCATTCTTTCATAATGCCCGTTGGAATTAACAGAGCCATCTTTCTTTGATTCGATGTATAACCCTTCCTCAGAAGCTTTTCTATAGATAGCATTACAGACATCGTTAGCTTGAGAAGATAACGAATTATCCTTTAATCGTACTATTATTCCAGGAGTAAAATCATACCGAAGTACATCTTCGCATCGAAATTTCAAACTGGCACAAATCTTCAAAAAATCATTCAAACTCATTTTCTGCGTTCCGCTCATAATCTTACTCACCTTAGAGACAGACCACTCCAAAGAATCAGCAAGCTGAGAATGACCCATTTCTCTGTACTCCATTCCCTTTCGGATATTATCTAATATAATATCCTCCTTGTCCTCACCAAATACAATTCTCATATCCATATCAAGTTCACCTCCTAAACATAGCCTAACACATATTTTCAAAAAGTGCAAGCATTATTTTCTAATTTAGAATTTTATTTTTTCTTTTTTAGAAACATCAACTTGCAAAATCTCAAAAAAAGCCCAACAAAATACAGATGCTATTACATCATCCATATTTCGTCAGGCCTTGGTCGCTATGAAAACTTCATGCGCCGATTCGCTCAGTACGTATTTTTTTCCTATGAAAACTAACCGCAATCACAGCTTTGCATATTGGACATTTAATTTTGATGATTCCTTCGGTTGCAGGGTCAGCGTCAAATAACCTTTTATTCTTACAACAAGGACAGCCGATATGAATTTCTTCCACTATCATCCCTCCCATCACATTCCATAATCATAAGGAGAGCGATACCCGCGTTTCACCTGTTGTTTTTTCGGAACAATTGCGTCTGCTTCATCTTTTGAAACATAAATCCGGTTCCGCCTTAATTGTACTGCACCACCATGAAGAAATCTCACTATGTAAAAATCACCTTTCTGTGCTGCCACAATTACTTCTGTAACAGTTCGGTTATTTTCCACAATATATACATGTGAGCCTACATCTAAACCATTTGTCATCAAACATTGCCTCCTATTAAGAGGCCAGTCAAGGGAAAGTCAAACTGACCATGTAAACCAATACTGCTATTTAACCTTCGTCCTTTAGTAGCGATGTATCCATTATACAGAACATCAGTTCTATTGTCAACTGGTTTCAATGTATTCCTGACCGTTTCACTCTATACTTATATCCTCCTTCCTCTATTACAATATCATAAACAAGCAGCAAATCCCAGTTCACCAAATGAACTCTTTTCAATAAAAAAAGCCCCTATTTCAGTAACTTTTTGGATCATTCTCATTCAAAAAGCGCTAAAACAGGAGCTTTTATTAGAGGTCATTTTTTGAACCTGACCACTAAAATTATTTAATTGTAAGAGGTCTTAATTTATTATTTCTTAAAAACATATTACATGCATCTACGCTTCCAAAAGTACTCATCGTATTCAAGATAAATGCATATGCGCGATGTAAAAGTGTTCTATTCAAGTAATATCCGGCCAGATTAATCAACCCATTGCTATAATAGTACTCCAAGCGTAATGCCACACATATTGCAACCACGTTAGATAATGTTGGCTTTGATGCATCTGCACGATATCTTTTTATTGTGGATTCCGATATTCCCGTCAGCTCAATCATTTTTTCTACTGAACAATTTTTCTTGTCCATAAAATAAATGAGAGCTTTCCCAAACGTATACGTTCCACCACCGCCACCACCGCTAAAAATCATCAAATCATCGTTAAGAAATGTGTGAAATTCCTCCAGGGTATTACCATTTGTCTCATCATATACAGATGCATGAATGACTAAACCCGAAGACGAAACCACAACAGCACCATATGGAGTGTCAAGGGACTTTCTTCGAATATAACGGGCATTGAGATTTCTTTTGAAAGCCAAACAATAGCGTTCTTCAAAACCTTCTTGTTCATAATCCAGTTCTAAACTGCCATTCGTTACTACAAACGCATCTTTATTTTTTACAACTAAATGCTTATCAAAATAGAAATACATATCACTATCCATAGCATCTCGAAACTGTGCATTATTCAAATAAAGTTCTTGAATTCTCTCAAACGAAAAAGTCATTTCCTTTCTCAGACTTACAGTTGCCTGAGCTTGTGACGCCCTAACTGTTACAACTTTCTGAGGATCTACTAAGCTTTTCGAATGATCTTCTAACGCTCTCCTCCCAATAGAATTAAGTTGTCTTCTCCCATTCGGAACATCATCCCGTAATGCTGACGAGTGCCCCAAATGATGACGCACCATCTTACTATTCTTCAATCTTTTTTTTGATTTTGGAGAAAAATTTCCGTCTTTAATCATATATGCATCCTCCCTTCACAATTCGCAATACATATATGTT